GAACAGATAACGCTAATGCAATCACCATATCATCATGCCCACCTAGACTTTCCATTCTGCCGTTATCAAGCATAGTAAATAAGGATAATTCGTTTAGTAAGGTATTCATGTGCCTACGAGTCGAACCTTCTTCTTTGTATGGAATGGATAAATGGTTTTGCTCAAAATGAAGTTGTAAAGTGTGAATCAAAGCCTCCTTCTTCATTCTATTCATATTGAATGGTTTTATCGGCAAATCGCTTATTTCTTGCAACACTTGATTAAAAGCCATAGCGAAGTTATTTGTTTCTAACTCAATAATAACAGGATTAAACCTAGCATTCAATTCAATGATTTTATCTATTTGCGAATTGAAATCCATACCTTTTTCGTGATGAACATGGACAACGTGCTTCTTTCTATTTTCATCCATTGCAATAACCATCATACAAGTATAGTCTGCGCTTCTATCGGGACTGATAGCCGGATCCCAACCTATGTAGTAATTATACTCTCCATCAGGGTCAGGATAGTAAGACAAAGCCATAGTATCGTCTTTTGCGTTTTCCAACATTTCTTCGGGGAATAAACTCGCTTCACTAGCAATTGGCTTACACAAATATTCTCTCGTAAATGCTATTGAAGTCATTTCACTTCTCCTTTGATTAAGGGCTTCTAACGACCACCTCTCCGGCCAAAGCGGTTCTCCGGTCGGCTCATCGATTGCCGGATATTCTTTTACTGCATACCCGTCTAATTTTTTTAATTCGGAATACAAATCAGTATAGGAAAACGGAGTTCCTACAATACACAACTGCGCCGTGTGGTGAAGAACAGGCAAAAGAGCCGTATAGAACCACGTTGAGATAGATTTCAATTGTGTTTGCGCTTCACTAGAAAGAATATCATCAAGCACTACAATATCAGGGTGCGCCCCACGAACCGCTTTACCAACGGACATAGCACGAATAGATGATTTGTTAGACATACGGAATAATTGCTTTGCCCAACCTCTTTTCGGCTTTAGGTGCTTCAAAGCCGGTGTAGTCATTATCAATTCATCCATTTTGCCCATATGGTCGATAGACTGATGCTGACTGTGACTGAAAAACAAAACTTCTGTGCCGGGATTGTAAGCCATTTTCCATAACAAATAACATCTAAAGAATACAGATTTTCCGTGATCACGACTAGCAATTACGCAAATTTTCTTATTTTTTTCTGAGGTTTCATACCATTCTTTGTGAAAATCGGCTAATTGAAAGCCGCAAATATCTTCAAAGAAAAAACGGAAATCTCGCCTACCCATTTCAAAATCAACTTTGCTAGTTAATTCTAGCATAGCGTCGCTCAATTAGCCCACCCCTTCGGCAGTAGGCTTGTATCGACCTCCATTTGGGAGGATTTAGTTAATGCAGAAGCCGGCAACAAAGATAAATCATCGCCACTATTCAAATTAAATCCATCAAGGTCTTTTGGTTTTTGAGGCTCAATAATAGGTTCTTGTTTTACAATTGGAGTATCTGCAATGGGTGTTTTTGGTTTCATATCGTTTAATTGGAATGCGTTTTTTTTATCAAAAGGATTTGCGAATGGGTCTTTTACAACTGTCCATATATCGTTTATTGACTCATCGTTTGATTTAATTTGCTCTCCTGTTTTTCTATTTATTGCAACAGATTCAGGCATTGGAAAAAACAAAGGAGTAGGTGTTGACTTATTTTTTAGTCGTGCAAGTCTTTTACTATATGATTCAATAGTATCGGTAAGTGGTCTGTAAGTAGTTTCAGGAGAATAGAATTGACCTAATGCCTTTTTTGGTAATTTTAAGTCACCCAATGGCACTTTTACGTCAGGATCAGATTCGTGAAATGCGAATACTCTCTTTTCATCAGGTGTTGTTGAATACGGGCGAACTTCAGTAACATACCAACCTGTTTTTTTTTCTATTTTCACAGGATTTCCTTGAATGTCTAATATGGGAACGCGATTATTAGGAGAATTGGCTAAGGCCTGTTCTGCATTATCCGTCAAACGTGTTTGCGCTTCGTTTCTGCCTTTCAAACGCCCGCCGGGTCGTTCTTTAGTCGATTCGGGGAACGAAAATTCGGCGGGTATTGGTTCATCGGCTTCTGCTTTAGGTTTTTTTGTTCTTTGTAAAGATTGACTAATTGAACGCTCAGGCTTAGGCAAATCCGCTTTCGGAATCCCCTTTTCAGGCGGCTCACTAACTATCTCATCCTTCTTTGCTTTCTTTGCCTTAGTCTTAGGTTTAGGAATTTCAGCAGATTTAGGGGGTTTGCTAGTAATAGCCTCCGCCTTTGGCTTTTTCACTTTGCCAACAGGTGGCTCAGGGATATCGGCTACTCTTTCTTCAACCTTCGGCGTAGCCTCTTTAGGGGGTTGCTCGGCAGGTTTAGGCGTGTCCTTGACTTTAGGTTCTTTGCGTTCTCCGCCGTTTTCCTCATTGCCTTTTTTGCCCTCTCCGGTATCGGGTCTAGGTTCTTCGGCCACTTGATTTCCGACCACGGATCTTTCTCCGCTTCCTTCTTCGACATTGATTTCAGGTCGAGGTTCATTTATTGATAACTGTTGTTGTCTTGCGAGATTCCTTTGCCTATCTGCTTCAAATAGCATATCTAATCTTTTCCTCCATCGTGTTTCTGCGACGAAAGAATTTCTCTATGTCGTCATCGCCTTTTTTGGCGAAATCCCACGCTTCTTCAAAGGCACTATCGGTAGGCATCTCGTATAGCCTCCGTAGTCTGATGGTTTCTAATCATTTCACGAAGTCCAATTGTTTCTATTTCTGATTTCAAAGTTGAGAGGGGCGAACCTTGCTCAATAGCGGCCATGTTTCGCCTACCTGCTTGCCTTTGGGCTAAATTGTATGCGCCTCTAGTCAAACCGGACATTCCTAATGTGGCTATGTTAGAAAGAAGGCCTGTGCCTGTTCCGCCTCTTGTATTTGCACGTTCCATTTCTTGCTTATATTGCTGATTTCTTAGATTTTTATTGGGGGTGAATGATTGTTGATTCGTATTTATTTGCACTTGAGGTTGTTGGGTTTGTTTGGTTTGTTGAGTTTGTTGAGTTTGTTGCTGCGTGTTGCCGCCTCTAACGCCCGAAAGCGCACCGGCTACATTTTGAGGCAATTCTGAACCTCTTATTTTTTGAGCCATTTGCCCCGATTCGGCTTCATTGATTCCATATCGCTGCTGCTGCCCTCTTTTTGCAGCACCCATAATTCCGCCTTGAACACCGCCGGTCATCATACCATATCCTAAATTGGCTATTGGATTGCCCATGCCGGGAACATATTGTCCTCCTTGATTGCCCGTTCCAATAAAACCGCCTACGGCACTAGGCGTGGCTTGTGCGGCACGAATTCCTAAATTCGCCGCCCCTGATGCAAGCCCCATTCCTACTTTTCCGGCAGTAGTAGCACCTTGAGCAAAAGGTCTAGCCAACCCTCTCAATGGGGTTAATACGCCTTTTACTAAATCTTCATTGAATTCTGCACTTTTAGGTGCTAAAATCATTTCATTCATTGAAGGCCACCTTTACAAATTGCACATCTTGATGCTCAATACCAAATGATTTTGCGATGTTTCGCCAATCTCCTTTGGTGTGGTAAATAGCCACTACGTCAGTTGTTGAGCGTTGAATTTGGGATGATGCTAAAGCAATATGAACAGGATCGGTAATCGACATTTTAGTTACACTTCTCATGTCTTCTAATGTGGCTTTAGCCAATTCATATTGAACCTGCTCTAAGTAAGATTGGATATCGGACTTTATCACAAATCCTTCGGGGTCTAAACCTAAAGCGCGTCGGGCTTCACGCTGCCTTTCGACATTGCGTTGCCTAAATCTGCTAATCATATCAGCCAACCCGCGCCCCCCATTGATTGGGCTTATATTGGGGACATTGGTATTTAATTCAGTCGAAGGTGGCGGCGTTGCAGTAGGATTTGTTTGTGGCGGCGGAGTCATCGGATTACCTGTTGGCGGCGGCATTGCAGGTGGGTTTTGTGGCCCTGTCGGTGGTGTGCTAACGACAAAAGGCTGAGGTTGAGGCTGAACCGGCCCTGCCGTAATTGGTGTTCCACCCATAGGCGGCACAGGCTGACCTTCGGGGTGTTGATACCATTCCGGTATAGAGCCGTCTTTAGTGTGATGTTGCCATAATGCACTTTGTAGTCTTTGAAGTGCGTTTTTGCCTTTGAATGGGCCGCTTCTGCCTTGTTGTAGTCCGGCTACAATATCTCTTGCATCGTCTTCACTAACGCCATGATGTTGCATCAACTCTCTAGTCATTTTGCGAGAATCCGTCTTTAGTGCTTGCAATACGTTATTCGGGGTTCTATATGTCCTTTCATCTAATAATTCAGGATGAAGAATACTACCATGAGGCATTGTCGTGGGTGCTTGACCTATGGTTTCTATCGGCAAATCACTAATGCCTTCTTGTATTTCTAAAGCATCCTGTTCCTTTCTATTAGCCCGATTAAAATAACTTTCAAAATTATGATTGCGGAAATTTGTATGATGAAAACTTGAAGGCAAATCCTTTACCATTTCTCTAATTGTAGCCGGATCTTGTATATTTTGCATCTGAGCATTTTCTATAACTTGAGCAATTTCTTTTGCATGGCGCATATCATTAACATGAATTACATTATCGTGAATGAAATGTGCAGGTATCAAATATCTGAATCTATCACTTCTTTTGCCGGTTTTCTTTGAATAGTCGCCCGGTAACAACCCCATTTCTTTAGCAGCACCCTCATACCAACGAGCATACCCTTCACCGGGTTTATCATCTAATGGATGTTCGGGATTAGTCGAAAACTTATCACTAACAATATGAGTCACTAATTGTCCGTTCCTATTGAAAGGATTGAAGGCCGTTACATTTCGTGTTCCGCCGCCTGTTTGCCTACTAACTGTTGAACGAACTTCTTGACGATAAGCAGGGTGTAAGTCACCCGATGCAGTAAATGGTAATGGTGCGGGCTTGAATCCGTTTGCTTGATTTAATTGATTTTGCCTTGCTGCTGCCGCATTCATCAACTGCGAGCCTACTGCTAGTGTTCTTTGAAAAGCCTCTTGATACTGAGGATTACTTTCTCCTTCATGCACTATTCTAGCGGTTTCTTCATCTATTTGGCCGCTAGACATAGCCATATGTATTGCATCCATAATGTAAGGATTGTTTTTCTTTTCTTCTGCATCTTCTATTTGGTGATGTAACCTATAATCCGCCATTAATCCTTGAAGACTATTTATTGATAAATCCGGCAAATTCATCATAGATTGTATCAATTCATCTATGTCTGCGACAATGTATGATTTCGATATCAAGAACGCATCGAAATTAACATCAGTCATATTTTCACCGTTTGCCGACTATACCTAGTGCTAACGAAGTATCTTCAAACATCCACGGTGCTTTTTCTTCTTCACGAATGTCTGTTGCGCCGGTTGGCGCAGATGCACGGTCAGGGCTTGCTTGACCGCCACGTTTTGCTTCATTCCCCAATTCAGGATTAGATTTTGTTAATTTCTCCAACTTTCGCATCATGGCTTCAACCTTCTTTTTCAATGCAATTAATTCTGAGCGGCTAAGACTTCTCTTTGCTTTGAGTATATCCTCAGAACGTAATAAATCAGAACCTTGACTTAACAAAGCCATAACTGCGGCATCGGCAGCAGCACCCGATCTCATGCTAGTCCCTAATTTCGGAGAAGTAGGCTTTTGTGTTCCGCCTAATGAAGTAGGGTTTGTTTGCCCTATTTGATAACCTCTAGTGCCGCTTTCGGTGATGCCCGTTTCTCCTGATGAACGATGC